TATCTCCTAAAAATAAAACCGATTATGTCTCGTAAGGGTAGGCTGCTCAAAAACCCTTACACTAAAACTTAATATTAATTTTTAATTAGAGGAAATAAATATGGCTATACAAAATGGTAAAGCAAAATGGGCAAGTATAACTACACCCAATACAAGATACGAACCAGTATATTCTATTAATCTTATAGTTGATGATGATATAGCTAATGACTTCGCTTCTCGTGGACATAAAATTAAACAAGAAGAAGAAGGTATGGCTCTCGTTATAAAACGTAAGGTTAATGGTCCAAATGGTATGGTTCGTGCCGCACCTCGTTTGTTCGATGTAGAGAAAAATGAGGTTGATGTTCAAGTTGGAAATGGATCTGATGTTCGTGTTCAATATAATGAATATGAAGGTGAGAATAAATATGGTCCTTATAAAGGATTAGATTTACAAGCTGTTCAAGTCTTGGAACTTGTTCCTTATAAATCACAAGATGGCGAAGAGCTTCTTAGTGATGGAGAGGAATTCTAAATGAATGAAGAAGTACAAAAACCTTTCATCACTATTGATGATGTGCAAATAAATGTTGAAGACTTACCTGAAGATGGTCGAGCTATCTTTGGTAGAATTCAACGCTTGAATCAAAAGAAAGTTAATCTTGTATTAGACTTGGAAGAAGTCAATGCAGGTTTAGCTTCTTTTACGAGCAGTATTATTAGTATTGTCAATGCTGATGCAGGTGCAGACGAAGAAGAATCTAACGATTCTTAATTACAACTGGCTAGATCTATGTTAAAAGGATGTTACCTTTTTGTTACAAGGTAATTTCGTTGATAACAATGCAACATGGATCTAGCTTTTTAATTTCAGGAGATAGAAATGGAATTACAAGAAAGCACATGGTCAGAATATAAACTACCATGTCCGAAATGCGGTGGATCAGATCCAGTCGCTAAAAATAAAGATGGATCTGCTAAATGTTTTAGTTGCGGAACTTTCTTTTCTTCTTACGAAGAAGCTATTGAAGGAAAAGTGATACAGAAAAATAATAATTATAAAAAAGGAAGTACTTTTTTAAGTTCTTATACTGGAGTATTTGGTTCTTTAACAGACAGAGGAATATCTGAAACTGTTGCAAAAAAATATGGTGTTCGTATAGTATATAATAATAGCGGTGAAATAGCGCAACATATATATCCTTATTATAATGGCAATGAAATTGTCGGAACAAAAACCAGACTTGTTGTAGATAAAGATTTTAGATTTCATGGTACATATGAGGGTACAGGATTATTTGGAGAACAATTATATACTACAGGTGGTAAATATCTCACTATAACAGAAGGTGAGTGCGATGCATTGGCAGTTGCTGAATTAGGTATAAGATCTGCAGTTGTCTCTATCAAGAGAGGATCTGCTGGTGCTGTAAAAGATATTAGAGAAAGCATAGAATTTGTAGAATCTTTTGAGAATGTTATTCTTTGTTTTGATAATGACAAAGCAGGTAGAAAAGCAGCTAGACAAATAGCTCGTATTTTAAAACCTGGTAAAACTAAAATACTTAAATTGCCAGATGGATATAAAGATGCAAACGACATGCTTAAAAATAAAAAGTTTGCAGAATTTACAAAGGCTTGGTTTGAAGCAAAAGTTTATACACCATCAGGTATAATAGAATTATCAAGTAAGAAATCTAGCTGGTTAAACAGAGAGATAAAAGAAAGTATAGCTTACCCTTATGAAGGATTAAATAGAAAGTTATATGGTTTAAGAAGAGGGGAGTTAGTGACTCTTACTGGTGGAACTGGACTAGGTAAGTCTAGTGTTACTCGTGAACTAGAACATTGGTTAATAAATAAAACAGAAGATAACATAGGCATTATTGCTTTAGAAGAAAACTGGCAACGCACAGCAGATAGTATAATATCTATAGAAGCAAATGATAGAATCTATATTAATGAAATAAGAAATAAATATACTGCTGAAGAACTATCAGATTTGTTTGATAAATCTATTCCAGATGGAAGAGTTTATATCCACGCACATTTAGGTGTTAATAATATAGATGAAATCTTTTCTAAATTAAGATATATTATAATAGGATGTGAATGTAAGTGGGTAATTATAGACCATCTACATATGCTTGTTAGCGCATTAATGGATAGTGATGAGCGCAGAGGAATTGATGTTTTAATGGCTAAACTCCGAAGTCTAGTAGAAGAAACAAATGTTGGTTTAATATTAGTATCTCATTTACGTAGAGTCGGTGGAGATCGAGGACACGAGAGAGGTGTTCAAGTATCACTGAGTCATTTAAAAGGCTCTCAAGCTATAGCACAGCTATCAGATTGTGTCATTGCACTTGAACGAAACCAACAAGCAGAAGATATAACAGAGGCGAACACTACTATAGTAAGAATATTAAAATCAAGATACACAGGATACACAGGCTATGCTTGTTCATTGCTTTATAATTCTGAAACAGGTAGATTAATTGAATTAACAGATGAGGTAACATTTGAAAATGAAGACACAGATGACATCCCATTCTAAAATAATTTTTGATCTTGAGTGCAATGGATTGAAACCAGATAAAATCTGGTGTATTGCAGCGAAAGAATTAAATGGTCAGACATATACATATGGTCCAGAAGATATAGAATCGGGCATTGCTTTTTTAGCAAAAGCAGATACTTTAATTGGACACAATATTATAAGTTTTGATATTCCTATTATTAAAAATCTTTATAGTGTTGATTTAATAAAAGAAGTTCCTAACATAGAAGATACATTAGTAATGTCTAGATTATTTAATCCTGTGCGAGAAGGTGGACACAGTTTAGAAAAGTGGGGATATAAAATTGGTGTAATAAAAAAAGAAAAACCTTTGGACTGGAACATATTTGATCCTAAAATGATTCCTTATTGTATTCAAGATACTAGAATAAATGAAGCAGTTTACCTTGCACTATTAGAAGAAGGAAAATATTTTAGTAAGGAATCAATAGAAATAGAACATGAAGTTTCTAAAATATTAGACATTCAAGAAAGGAATGGTTTTTATTTTGATGAGCAAAAAGCTATGGAACTTTTAGCATCTTTAAAACAACGAATGAAAGAAGTAGAAGAAGAAGTTCATGAAGTTTTTAAACCTAGATGGGTAGATGATAAAAAAGTAACTCCTTATATAAAGAAAGACGGCACTCTTTCCAAGAGAGGTTTGACAGATGAAGAATTTAAATCTGGTATTATAAAACCTTTTGTAAGAAAAAAACTTCAAGAATTTAACCTTGGTTCTCGTAAACAAATAGGTGAGTGCTTACAAGAATTTGGTTGGAAACCTGCACGATTTACACCAACTGGTCAGCCAATTATAGATGAAGGAACTTTAAATAAAGTTAAGCATATACCAGAAGCTAAATTAATAGCTGAGTTTTTATTGTTACAAAAACGAACTGCTCAGATTGGCTCGTGGCTTGACGAATTAAAAGGTGATAGAATTCATGGCAGAGTAATATCAACAGGTACAATTACTTCTCGCATGAGTCATCGTAATCCTAACACCGCACAGATTCCGTCTGTTAAAAGTCCATACGGAAAAGAATGTAGATCATGTTGGACTGTACCCAAAGAATATAAATTAGTAGGAATAGATGCAAGCGGATTAGAAATTAGAATGCTGGCACACTATATGAATGACGAGGAATATACAAATGAAATCATTAATGGAGACATACACTCCCGCAATCAACAAACTGCAGGACTTCAATCAAGAGATCAGAGCAAACGTTTCATATATGCACTCTTGTACGGAGCAGGGGATGCAAAACTTGGAGAAGTGGTTGGAGGAAGCAAAGCAAGTGGAAAGCAACTTAGAAAACGTTTCTTCGATAATCTTCCAGCATTTAAAAGACTTCGAGACAGAGTTGAAAGAGCATCAAAAAGAAAATATCTTAAAGGAATAGATGGTAGAAAAATATTTGTAAGATATGAACACGCTTCCCTTAATACTTTATTACAGGGTGGTGGTGCAATCATAATGAAAAAAGCTTTAATGTTGTTGGATAACAAAGCAAAAACAAGAAACCTGGATTATAAATTTGTTGCTAATGTCCACGATGAATGGCAAGCAGAAGTACACGAGGCACACGCAGAATACTTCGGTAAGTTAGGTGTAGAATCTATACAAGAAGCAGGTGAACATTTTAAACTTCGTTGTCCTTTAACAGGAGAATATAAAATTGGAGACAATTGGTATGAAACACATTAAAAAAATAAAAGAAAAGACATCAAGTAGAAAAGGAGATCTAGCAGAGTATTATGCTGTAACTTGGTTGTGGGATAAAGGTTATGAAGTATTTAAGAACTGTGGATGTACAGGTATCGTTGATTTAATTGCAAGAGATGTAAATGGTAAAACTATTTTGATTGATGTCAAAACATTTAATAAAGATACTAGATGGAATGGAACGTGGACAAATGTTTCTACACCACGAAGCAAAGAACAGATAGACATAGGTGTTAGAATACTTGGGTTCAACCCTAAAACAAGAAAATTAAGATTTGTGGAGCATAAGATATGAAAAAAATAGATACATTAATAGAAGATATTTATGAAAAAGTTTCGGTTGTTGCTGACGGAGAACAGCTTGATGTAACAGACGAGGCTATAAATAAATTTGGAGAAGGCATGAAGGAGGCTCTTAAAACCTGGTTAACTCCTCGTAAAAAGAGAGAGCCTACTTTAAGAATGTCTAACATAGGTAGACCAGCAAGACAACTATGGTTTGATATGAACTCACCATCAACTGCGCAAGTTCCTTCTCCTGCAACCATGATTAAATTTCTACTTGGTCATTTAGGAGAACCAATAATGACATTCTTAGTAGAGTTAGCAGGACATACAATTACTGACGAACAAAAAGAAGTTAAGGTAAAAGGTATAGTAGGTCACATGGACTGTAAGATAGATGGCGAAGTTGTTGATATGAAAACAGCATCTCGTTTTGCATTCCAAAAATTTGAGAACGGAACACTCGCTGAGTCAGATTATTTTGGGTACATTGCACAGCTCACAGGCTACGAAAAAAATGAAGGTACAGACCAAGGTGGATTCCTAGTACTTAATAAAGAAGGCGGTGATCTTTGTTTCTTTAAACCAGAAGAACTTGACAAACCAAATATAGATGTTAAAATAACTAATATAAAGAAAACAATTAAAAGAAAAACTCCGCCTCCCAAATTATGTTATGCTCCAGTAGCAGAAGGAACTTACGGCAACTATAAAATGGCAAAGCCTTGTACCTACTGTTCGCATAAGTTTGTTTGTATGAAAGATGCTAACAACGGAGAAGGTTTGAGAGTTTTTAAATATGCGAGAGGACGTGCTTACTTTACAACAGTAGCTAAGAAACCTAACGTGTTAGAAATTACACATGTCGCACAACGGACGGATAAATATGCGTAAACCTAGAGTAAAAAGACCAACAGAAAAAGACTTACCAAAAGGCTATGACTCCAAGTGGGAATATAATCTACATAAAAGTGTTCTTAAAACTTGGGAACATCACAGAGGATTGATACAGTATTCTGTTCCACATAAATACCATCCTGATTTTCTCAAAATAATTGATGATAAAATAATATACCTTGAAGCAAAAGGTAGGTTTTGGGATTACGCAGAGTATAGCAAATACAAATGGGTTAGAGAATACTTACCAGAAGATTGTGAGTTAGTATTTTTATTCTCTGATCCGTATGCACCAATGCCACAAGCAAAGAAACGAAAGGATGGAACTAAACGAAGCCATGCTGAATGGGCAGAGAAGAATAAATTCAGATGGTTTGATAGAGATACTATTCCTAAACATTGGAGAGAAGAATGAAAGAAAAAGATAAGATTGATTATAAATT